GGGGTTGCACCGGCCGGGCCCGGGTCTGGGGCCCTGTGCCTATCTGCATGGGGAGAATAAATTATGGTGCGCACATCGCACAAAGTTAGGGTGAGCATGTGCTGCCAGAGAGGCAGTACTTTTGTTCTAGGTTGGCAAGGGGGCTTGGGCGCTTACCCGACGCCCGAATCCTGGACGCAGCCGCGTCCTTCAGCATCTGCGCCACAATCTGCTTGACAATTTCGTAGCGCTTCTCCTCCGCCATCTCGAGCTCTAGAGCCAAACGGAGCTCGTTGAGTCCGACCGCCACTGAGCTCAGTTTGCGCTCACAGAACTCGTAGACTGCCTCTACCCAGATGTTTCCCGTACTCGCTTGGGAGCCCGCCGCGTTCGCGGTGAAGGCTGCGATAATACCGGTGAAATTAAGGTCTGCTGTACCGGAGGTACCCACGCTTTGAGGGGTGGAATACCACATACTGGGGTCGATGGCTGACAGATCTGCATCGAGGCAGAAGTCCTCGTAAGCTGCTCCTGACATGAAGTTTCCAGCATTCTGCGACTGAGACGCTGTAATGGTCGCCGCGGTACCGTTATTATAAGTAGGGTCCGGAAAGTACTGGAGGACCACCTGACCGGCCACGGTGGTGGAGATAAAATGCTGGTAATGAACCCGGAGGCGCTTCAGCTTGTACTTCAAGAACTGGGCTGCGATTGACGCCAGCCATGGGTGCAAGGTCGTGTTGGCCGGGGATTCCAACTGGTTCAGGTTTGCCTGCCAAGTGCCAGGGGTGGCCGACGCCGTGCCAATAGGGCCTACATAGTCAACTGTATGGACAACCATGCCGTTAGAGGCATCCGAGCGTCGGGCCTCGAAAACCGGCTTAAGGTCTTCCGTGCGGGCGAAGGCGATGGGAGCCGGGGCGGCGAGAACTTGCTGGCCTCCCTGATTGCGGACTGGACGGAAGGTCTTCCCGCGATACTGGGTGTTCTTGCTGGATACCTCATTGGCGTACCCTAAGGCGGAGGCCAGGCGAGCTCCCCCACCTAGAACCTTCTTAAAGAACTTGTTCTTAACCTTCCGGCTCGCAAGATCGAGACCTCGGGAGGCTAACTTGTGCTTCTTAGCTAAATCATGTGCGCGTAATGCTACTGCCTGCATTGATACTTTGTTATAAGGTCATTCATGCCATTATCCCGGCCATGATGGGATGTGTGAACTGTGGCGTGGTGTTCTCAGCACCACTCCCCAAAGCACAACCAATGGGGGGGTCCGCCACAACCATGCCCTTAGTAGGGCCTACGACGGTTTATTTATCGCCTCGTCCCCACGAGGACTATTTATTTACTTTCCCTTTCGGATGTCGCGCTCATACGCGCGCTCCAACTCACTCCAATAACGGCGCTCCCGCTCGTCATCAAGTGCCTGGTCGTCGACCCACTCCTCCTCTACGGGGAAGTCGTCTCCGACATCTTCTTCTGCCGCGTCTTCATAGGCCTTCACGATTCCTTGCCTGGTGAAGACGACATTCTGAAAGTCGCCTTGCTCCAATCTCTGGAGCTTTCCTCCTTTCTTAACTCTTCCGGCGGAAACTCCAGCGAGGCGCAGTGCGATCCGAGCCTTAGCTCTAGCCTCATTAAACGCATCTTTGATGTGTTGAGGCAGGGGGGGAGCATTATACTGCTGGGGTCCTGGATTGACCAGGCGAAGCTCGGGTGGTTTGACTCGCTGACCATCGCCAAGCTTTCCAGCGGCCTGCCCACGTACCTCAAGCGCCCGGTCATCGCGGTCCGCCCATAAGTGCGCGTCTTGCTCTGGAAACATCTCGTCGAGTGCGTCCTCCATTGTAGGCTGGTTGGCCACCAACACAACCTGAATCGGCTTCTCGCCGGGCTTCACCTCTCGCGCCGTGCCTGGGGGTGCATATAGGGACTGCACCCACGAGCGTTCAGGGAATTTGTCTGATGGCCAGGACACTGTCACTCCTGTTCCCAAAAGCTGCTCGAGGTCCTCCTCCCCGACGTCTGCTCCGTCGAAGGTCGGCTTCGGGCGTACTCCTGCAATGTACTTCCGCTCGTACACGGTCTTAACATATTCGTACAGTTCGGGGTGCGTCCACAATGACGTCACACCTAGGCCTCGTGCTCGCTCTAACCACGCGCACTGACCAATGTCGCCTTTCTGATTTCTTTTTGGGGTGATCAACTGGACCACACATTTCTTTAGGTCGACGTGCGGGTAGTAAGAACCCCGCATCTTTATGATTCGTTTTCCGAGGAAGCTCCAGGGGTACTCATCCTGGTTTTCCTTGAACTCATGCCACTGAGAGGGCTTAAATCTGAGTCCAGTTCTCTTCTGAACCTCCTCCTCTGCAACTTGGAATCTCTCAAGCGGAGTTCCCTTGGCTGTGCTGTACGCCCTCCTGATGAGGGCAAGCATCGTCGAGAAGCCAATTTGGTCAGCCTCTGCCGTTCCGACGCCTCCTGAGTGCACCTTGTCCGTAGACAAGTAAACCAAAGAGCCGTACAACACCACCACCTGGGTCCACACATTGTTTATGGCCGCCTGCGCGATGTTGTTCCATCCTGCCCCGTACTTGTCGCCAACAACGTGGCGGAAGTGCTTCACGAAGGTCGTTCGGTGAGACTGACCCAACGAGAAGTCGCATTGCGCGATATCCTTATCGGAGATTAGGACTGTGCCATCCTCGCAGACGATTACCCACAGGCCATCATCAGAGTAGCCTATAGCGTAGACGCCTGGTTTCTGCTTAGCGGCCCACGCGACCCAATCATAAAGTCGCTGGCCACCTCCGCTATTCCATGCGAACCCGTGTGCGTTGCACGAGTTGCGGTCCTCCCAGAATCCTAGCAGTGCATGTGCGTAGTTCTGCATTACGATGGAATACAAGAGAGCCATTCCACCGTTCGAATTGAAGTAAGGTCGGATTTTCTTGCCGATATCAGAGATTTCATACCGATCATGCTTGTTCTTACACACTGACAAGAACTCTCCAGGGTTCTTTCGAGCATACTCATTGAACCCCTTCGCGGACATCAGGTCAAAGTACTGGGCGGCGTCAGCCATAAGCTCCGCCATGCACATCCCCTTCTTCGCGCAACGTGGGAATCCCGCGTCAGCCGTCGCATTCACCTTGATGGTGCCGAAAGCCTCCTTCAAGGTCAGGTCCTTAAGCGATTGGACCCTCGCCTGACTGTGCGGCAGCTGCGAGATCACCTGCTTGTCCTCATCGTCTGAGAGAGTGAACTGGGGCCGCTTGATCGCGTCACCAGCCTTAAGACGGGCGAACCACCCATCGAGGGGTCCGGAGCCAACATAGTACTCGGCAACGGCCTCCTTGAGCAGCTCGTACACTTTCTCGCTGAAATCGTTGAGCCCCATCTGCTGTAACAGCGAGACCCACTCGGCATCTTGACCCACCCACTGAGGACCAGGTTTATTCGTAGCGAAGTTGGTAATTCCTCCGCCCTTCTTGAAGTGGGGGTCTTTCTCAACTCTTTGGACTGGCTGGAGCGCCTTAAAGGACCGGCATTCCGCCATGAATTGAGCGATCGAAGGCACGTCAGGCGCCTTCGGCATTTGTGGCACTTGCCACGGGACCACAAGGGGGCGATCAGGCCCTTGTGCCGCGAGGTTGCGCAAAGATGCCGCACCCTCGGGCGTAGCTAGACCGGCAGCCGCCAGGTCTGCTATCATGGCTGGTGTCATCTCCTGTGTTGGCAGATGCATCTCAGCCTGCTTCGCAGTCATGGGACGACCTTTCTTCGTCTTCACTCCTGCGAGGCCCATCTCATTGAGCAGGTCCTGGAGTTGGCGCTGCAGAACAGCCATCTCCACTTGAACGGTAGCTTTCACTTCGACCGAAGTCTCACGTGAGTACAGCTGCTGCGCCGCCTTGATCGCACTTCGCAGCCTTACTACCTCAGAACGCCTATCCTCCTCCGCATTGTTGCTTGTCGTTGGTTTCTGCATGGTGTTGCGTTCCTTCTTCTTCCACACACTAGACGAACGCATCGTCTAGTGCCTACCTTTGCCCGGGTAACGGTCGGGGGGTGGGCCAGGAGACTTCACAGTCCCTAAGCCTGGGGGGGGGACCCCCAGGATTAGAGACTGGGGGGGTCCCCTGG